GAGAGAAAAATTGAACTATATTTTACAATATATACTTCAATTACTTAAACAAACCCAAGAAAAGACAAAAGAAATGTCAGAACAATACATCAATCCTTTCGATGAATATTTATCTTCTTCAGAAGAAGAAGAAATATCACCATTTGTGAATCCACTTGTTACATATCTTCAAGAGAATACTTCTTTAAAAGAAGAATTGAGAGAAACGAAAAATGAATTGACAGAAACAAAAGCACGGTTAGCAAAATTGGAAGAACAAATGGCGATCGTAATGGACAGAAGTCGTTTGTGTACGATTGTTGATTTTATTGGCAAAAGTTTTGTAGATTTGGATTATCAAGAAATACGTATACATGAATCTTGTGATAATCATGTTGGTGGACATTGTCAAATAGATGTTGCACTTAATGAACATTATAGCCATATTATTACTCCAATTTTACGTGAGAGACATGGCGCATCTGAAATACTTGAACAAAGACAAATTAATAATGTTTATATGTTAATGCGTTCATTACATAATATACGGAAAATTAATTTAAGTTTCTATACAGGTCAACATGAAAGAGAAAAACACGATATATCTCTATATTACACGTGTAATATGATTAAATTATTGGTTGATAGAAATACGAATATTGACATTAATATGGAGATGTATATTACCACGGGTTCAGAATCATTCTTTCGTGACCTTAAAAAAGTATTTAAACAAATTGACCATAATAAAATTAACACAATTACATTTCGTAAAGAGGTATTAGAACCAGAAAAGCAAGAAATATGCGATACTATTACAGAATGTAATCCGGGATTTCTTGAGAAGATTGTGTTTACGCTTCTTTAAGTTCAATCATAATATAATACTTCTTTGTACATTTTTTTATTTTAAACACCCGCTTTATAAATATATTTATAATGAAAAATAAAATACTTTTCGTTCTGTAAATTGTAAAATGTTATTTGTTTATTTTTGTTATAGTCTAAATCATAGTTATCTATAAATGTCGAAACATATAATAAGCCATTATAAACAGCTAAAAACCCATTATCATATAAATTATGACAATATCTACACATAAATTCTACAACATTTTTATCATTTCTCTCATTATTATTTAATATACATCTTGGTTTTAGATGCGCTGTTTCTAATAAACATAATGGTAATTTTTTATCACAAATTATACATATATTTTGTTTATTTGTAATTAAATAATTTCTTAGTTGTTGTTGTTCTTTTCTAATTTCTCTCAATTGATATTTTCTATGTGTTTTATTATATTTTTTAAAAAATCTAATAATTATTTTTGAATAATAATACTTATGGTCATTTAATATTACATGTCCTTCTTCTGTTAATTCATTATTTTTATTATCAACAAAAATAATGTTATTTTTTATTAAAATTATTAATTTGGTTTTTATATCATTTATTTCAACTGATTTATTATATCGAAGTTTTATATAATTATATATGTCAATTAGCGAGTTTTTGTCTTGCAGAATAAAAGAATTAATAATATGATCCTTCATAGTATTAATTCTTTGTAAATTAATTTTAAGTCAAATTATAATGAAACCATAATATTATAACCTCTTTTACCTGGTTGATTATTTAAATCAACTCCTTTGCTTAGTTCTTCTTTATAATTTAGTTTTTCAAACTCCTCTCTGAATTTTTTTTGTATTTTCAAGCATTTTTTACTATTTATTATACACCACATTTCATATATTTTATATATGTCTTTTATACCAAACCTTAAATTGGGTTTATCTGTTTTTTTACAGCAGGAATTTGCAAATAATACTATATCACTATTAATTAATTGTTCAGGCGAATTATTTGTATTTGTTTGTATAATATTTGTAATAGGTAAAGGAGCTACTATATTTAATGAAATAATTTCTGGTTTATCTTTATCAAATAAATATAACCAACCATCTGGAGTTTTCCAGTAATATTTACCTGGCAATCCTCCATCTTCTATAAAATCGTCATTGTCTTCATTTGAATATCCATGAGTATTCAGTCGTTTATACTCTTCTTTGAGAACAGAATATTTTACTTTATCACCATCAATAATATATGGAGTTTTTTTTATACAATTATTTGTTTGTTTAGGTAAACATTTTTTATTTGTTGTAATAGTAATATGTATATTATCATAATTATCGTAAACTAAAATATTATATGTGTCTAGTTTACGTTTTGTAATATAATAATTGTAAGGTAAACGATTTTCAATTGCGGTTTGTATACCATTATATCTATCACTATTAAGAGAACCTTTTTTAATTTGAACTACTCTATCTAATTTATATTTTTCCAAAAATGGAAATTTTTTTAACACTAATTCATTTAAATTATTTCTATCAAAATTAATAATAATATTTTTAGCAATACACAAAGGAACTCCGCTATCATAATCACCATATTTATCAATAAAATCACTAATGTTTATTTCTTTAATTTCATTAATACAAATATAATCAGGTAATATTTTTGTTTCTTTACACCAGTTGCTTATTTCAGTTTCATTCATATCATCAACAAGAATGAATCTATATCCATTAAGTTTGGGGTCAAACTGTTTATTAATTTTTAGATTTCCTGCTCGATTTGATCTTGTATCTAATTTTTTTATATATTTTTTAAATTGAAACTCACCACTATCTATTATACTTTCTAATAAATCTTTAATGTCTTCCCAACTCTCGCAATCCATTATATATTTTTCTATATTTTTTATAAATTTGACATAAAAATTTTGTATAATATCTTGTAATTCAGGAGTAGTCCATAAAGTAAGTTTCATAGAACCATTTTTAAGTTCTAAATCATTATATTTTCCTTGTAATCTTAATCGTTGTGAAATATCAGTACAATTTAATGATGAATGAGACACAAAATACTGGTCGGTTAAATGTAGTGAATAATTATCATAATCATCACTTGTAAAAGAATAACCCCTTTCTCCATATTTACCTGTTATTGTTATAATTGTTTTATACACAATAGGTACCTCGCTTTTTTCAAATAATATTCTTAATAATTTATAAACAAATTTTATATTTAATATTTTGGTGTTTATATTGAAATAACAATAATTGTTTGGTAGTTCTTCAGATTTTTCGGTATCTACAGATGAACCATAAACTCCACCAGTTTGCCATAATCTTTGACTTGTCGATGATTGTTTTGAGTCCCATTTAGACCAAGATTTAATTTCCATTTCATATTTTTTTGATAAATATAATCTTAAACAATTTCCATGATATATTACAATAAACAAATCAGGAAAATCTTTAATAATTTTATCTACTAAACAAAATTGATTAGCTCTTATTTTTTCTTCACTTATTAACAACGAATTATATTTTATCGTTGGTCTTTCAAGTATTTTTTCTATAATTTTTTTAATATTAATATTATAATCTCGAACAATGTCATAACAAGTTTTTTTTTTGTGATATTCTATATCTTGATAATCCCACCATGATTCAACAAGAGTTGTGTTAAAAATTATAGAATTATTAAATAATCCATAATAATCATCTGATCTTTTCATTTTGTGAACTTTTGATATTTTAATTTGTATATCAGTCTGGTCGCTTAATCTTGTTGTTATATTATATAATAAAGAATGTGCTGTGCCTGTAATGTGTAAAGCATATTTTACTTTTTTATATATTTTAGCAAGTAATATTTCACTAGCAGTAGAATCTTTTTTATCATTATCATTGCTTCTGTCATTTGATGAAGTTGGTGACATTAAATCACTTTCATCAACTAAGGTTGTTATATTAACAAGCTCATCATTGTAATAAATATATTCACTAAACTTCATATTTATTTTTGCTAGTTGAACATTATTCATTAAACAGCAGAATATATCGTTTGAGTTCATTGCATCTTTATTGCTTAATTTATTAATAATATCATTACTATTAATGTCTTTCAGTTCCGGAAGTTTATACTCTTCATAAATCGATAAACCCAAATCTTCAAAACATTCTTGAAGTTCTACATTAAATGTATCAAAAAAACTTTTAATAAATTGAACATTAAAATTATATTTTTCAGTGCCAGTTATGTCATCTTGTAATTGTTTTTGGTCTATTGATAAATTTCTAAAAATATATAAAACAGGTCTTTTTAAAATGTAAACTGAAATCCACATTATTATACAAGCATGAACTCTTTTTCCAAGTTGAATATCTCCCCATAATAATTCTACTATTGATTTTTCATTTTCATCTGAACCAAGTGCATTTAATAAATCTTCTTCGAATGAAGCTGAATTAATATCTTTTGGAATATTTGTTAATTTTATTGGTCTATTTCCAAAATTATGTCTTTCTAAACTTTCACCATTAATATATTTACACTTATTTATCATATTATTGATAATTTTTTTAAGAGGAACTTTTAATACATCATTTCTCATTTTGAGAAATATTGCTATTTTTTCTTGCAAATTTAATTGATGAGACATATTATGACATATAGGCATATATTTAAATCAAAAAATATATATAATGAAAAATAAATGCCTTGAAAATAAATGCCTTGTTGGTTTCAACCTAATATCATTTTTTATTTTCAGTATAATCCCAACTTAAAAAGAAAGAGAGAAAATAGTATATTATAATATATATTCATGAATTGTCAATTTTGTAACAGTGAAAATTACGATGACAAATGTTGTATAAAAATGTGTTGGTGTGGTAATTGTAATCATTGCCATTTCGGTGGTATTTGTCCTGATGGAGAACATTGGTTTTCAGAGAAAAATGAAACATTATCTACAGTCGATGATCGCGCAAAAAGGCATATGAATCAATCACATGGAGGTCATGGTTGGGTTCCAGGATGTCATAATTGGGTTCCAGAGTGTCATTGTGGAACAAGAAGGAAATGAATATTAATATAAAAATATAATATTCAAGCATAATAATGAATAATTTCCATCTTTTCAGTGTAAGACAATTAGAAAAATATCTTGTTCTGCGACTGATACAGAAGGCAAATGAAATGAAATATAACCGTCTTATTTACAATTTACAAGGCAAAATACTTATTAATTACTTCTGTGAACCTTCCACTCGCACTTCGTGCTCTTTTCAGGCAGCAATGTATAAATTAGGTGGACAAGTAATAACAGTCAATGATCAAACTTCTAGTACGCAGAAGGGCGAGAGTCTAGAAGATACGATTAAGACATTGGGATACTATGGAGACATTATTGTAATGCGACATTCAGAGAAAGGATCCGTCGAAAGAGCAACACTTGTATCTTCTGTATCCATTATTAATGCAGGAGATGGTTCAGGAGAACACCCAACACAGGCATTGCTCGATATATATACGATATATTCTGAACTGACAAAAAGAGGTATCCATATTAACAGCAATCGAAGATTTCCATCATTGATTATTACTTTTGTCGGCGACTTAAAGAACAGTCGCGCAGTTCATTCTCTCGTTTATCTATTATGTTATTTTCCGTGTATTCGATTCAATTATGTTTGTCCTGAAGGATTAGAAATGCCAGAAGATATATATTCTGTTGTAGAAGGAAAAGGTATACAACAAGAATACAAGTCTACATTAGAAGAAACATTGTCAACTACAGATATCTTCTATGTTACGAGGATACAAAAAAAGAGATTCGAGACAGAAGCAGAATATTCGCTTGTTAAACAATACAATATTACTATTACTATGAAAGAAGTATCTGTGATGAAAGATACTGCTATCATTATGCATCCATTGCCTCGATTAATAGAAATATCAACAGATATCGATAAGGATCCGAGAGCTGTCTATTTCAATCAAGTAGAAAATGGGGTTTATATGAGGATGGCTATTCTTCATGAAATATTGAATAGTTCTGTGCTGTAATTTTACTTTTGAAAATCAACTTTTCAAAAGTACATCAAAAAGGGGTCTGTGGGGAAGCCCGCATTTAAAGAATAGTTTTAATTTGTTCAAGTTGTTCAAGAGTGAGAGTAGTTGGAAAATCGATCTTGAAATGAATAATTAAATTGCCTCGCGCATTTTCTCTCATTAATCCCATATTTGCAATTACCTTTTGATATTCTGGTTGAATGATATTGCCAGAATAATTATTAATAGTATATATTTTGTCATTGATATATTTCAATTCAAAAGAGAATCCACATAATGCATCTTTCAGAGAAATATGCCTTTCGATATATAAATCTAGTCCTCTTCTCTCAAAAGATGATGTGTTCACGACTTTAATGAAAATTTTAATATCTCCTTTACAATCATCATCAATCGTATTTCCTTGATCTTTTAACAATATGAGTTCTCCATCATCAATACCTTTGGGAATATCAACATAAATTGTCTGCTTTTCATGTACTTTCATATCATTTTCAATGAGCCAACGTTCGACTTCGACTGGCAATTGAGCGCCATTGAGAACCTGTTCAATACTGATTTGAAGGTGTTGAATGATAGGAGCTGGTTTTTGTTGTCGTTGTTGTTGCTGAATATGAACTGGCATTCCGTTTTTAAAAACACGAATATGAGATCCTTGAAAAGGTGGGTTAAATCCATTTCCGTTATGACCAGGCATCTGCTGCATATGTGCCATTCTAATTCCTCCGCCCATATTCCCTAAACCTCCAGGCATTCCATGCATTCCGGGCATTCCGGGCATTCCACCGAAGAATAAACTCGATAATAAATCATTGATATCACCCATATCTTCCATTCCTCCTCCACTAAATCCACCACCACCAAACATATTTTTATTATTGCGCATAAAATCATATTCTCTCCTTTTCTCTGAATCTCCTAATACTTCAAAAGCAGAACTAATTCCTTGAAACATAGTTACTGCTGTTGGATCATTTTGATTCTTATCGGGATGATATTTCAAAGATAATGAACGATATGCCTTTTTAATTTCTTCGGGAGTTGCGTTCTCTGATATACCTAATGTTGTATAATGAGTTTGTTCTTTTGTTTCAGTAGAAGAAGAATACATAATTAATATTAATTATATAATTAAAATAAATTATAAACCTAATTAATCCAATATAAATATTAATGTCAAAGAGAGATATTTTAGAAAAATTGTTCATTGATAAATACAAACCGATTTATTTAGACGACTATATACTGGAAAAAGACTTTGTAGAAACATTAAAAATATTAATACAAATCAACAAGTTAAATATATTATTTGTTGGAAATATTGGTAGTGGTAAAACATCTATTTTACATACAATTGTCAAAGAATATTATAAAGATTATACCTTCAATGAATACACACATAATGTTCTCCATATTAATAATTTGAAAGAACAAGGCATAAGTTATTATCGAAATGATGTGAAGATCTTTTGTCAAACGAGATCTTCTATACCAAAGAAAAAGAAGATAGTATTATTAGATGATATCGATATTATAAATGAACAGAGTCAACAGATATTTAGAAACTTTATAGATAAATATAGCGATAATGTTCATTTTATTTCATCATGTAGCAGTATACAGAAAGTGATAGAAAGTATACAGTCTAGATTTTCAATCATCCGTATTCAATCAATACAAAAAGTTGAACTACGAAAAATTATGACTGATATTGCGACGAAAGAAAATATTGTCATTGACGCGGATGCAAGCGAGTTTATATTAGATGTATGTAATAATACATCAAAGGTGCTAATCAACTATATGGAAAATTTCAAATTATTAAATAGACCAATTACATTGGGTGTAGCGAATCAAGTATGTACAAATATAAGTTTTATCATATTTAATAAATATACGGATTGCGTTAAAAATAATAATTTGGTCGATGCAATCAATATACTATTATCTATATATGACAATGGATATTCTGTAATGGATATTCTTGACAACTATTTTTTATTTGTTAAATCGTCTACAATGCTCACAGAAGATCAAAAATATAAAATAATTTCGATTATTTGTAAGTATATCAATATTTTCTATAATATTCATGAAGATGAAGTAGAATTGTCATTATTTACAAATAACATATTAGATATAATGTAGGTAGTATTTCCACTTTTTTTAAGTGAAAAATTAAATAATATTATTATATATGTCAGTTCAAATATTTAAAAATAAAATTCCTAATAATCTTTTGTTTGATTTATTGGATAAAATTTGCGTTAAAATAAAAAATTATTATATAATAAATACTATATCTTTTAAAAAAGGCACATATAATACGAGTATTGTCGATTTTTTGGAAAGTTGTAGAAAATATTACCACATATCCAAACGCAAATATTTGGATAAACAATTAACTTATAATTCGTTCATCACAATTATTCGACAAATATGTAAACATAATAATATTCAATATAAAAATGAAAACAAATATGATAAATCAAACTATGTTATATATTATTATATATATATACCAACTGAAATTACACAACCGAATCGTGATGAAAATATTATAGAAAATGAAGAATCAATTCCACCTATATAATTAATTATTACTATTGTTGAAA